ACAAAGGACTAAAATTCCGGCATCCTCAGCGACGAGTCGGAGTTACTTCCTCCGCTCCTCGTACACTTCTCTACCATGATTGAAATACTCAAGCAAAGCCGTATCAATGTTCACGGCGCAAGCTCCCTCCTCAGACATTGGGGGGTTTTTACCCCGCAAATATGCATGAAGTGACTTAGAGATTGAAGTCTCATTCAATGCTCCTATGGTGCAACCAATCTCAGGTATATACACACTCTTCCTCTTCAAAAACTCAAATTGAGAAAGGGGCAAGAAATTGGTGAGCTCCACACTCTTGTCTGGCATGGTGTACTCCTGTCCATACTGGGACAAGAATTCTCCGAACTGCTTCGTGTCAAACCAATCGCACGTACTGCTGACAGAGCCTATATTATCATCGCCATAAGTCATGAAAGCTACACAATCCCTGAATTTCTCAAATCGTCCAGGGGGTCTATTCGCGTAAAAACAACACCTCGCATTCAAAGATCCTACAAGGCTGTTAATAATTACTGTAAGCGAATTACCACTTATGTGTCCTCCTTCTGTCAGGCTTACCAACTCACCGTCGAATTGTATATATGCAAATACCACATCTGAAACCACGGCCTTCATGATACACAAATCCTCCTCAGAGTATCCGAGAACATAAGCCATGTCGATTAAGATGCGAAATGCAGCCAAAATCAATTGGGAGGGCAATTTTTGATCATACTTGCTATAATCACCGCCAACAATCCGATTAGTTCCGAATTTTGTGGCGTACCCGTGAAATTGCTCCCACTCATTTGAGTGGCAGTTTATTCCTACAGCACATTCGAAATCCAACGGGTTCAACTGAATGATTCTGGTCAATGGAAGAAAATACATCCTGAGTACAAAAACAAGCTCAAACGAATTACTATAAAATATTCTACATTTTTCCTTTGTTAAGATTTCGTCTTTCTTGCAAGCCTTGGTCAGGCATTCCATCCTTCTCCCGGTCTTGAGTATAGCAATCTTGTCGCGTATCCTTTCTATCATCTCAGGTATAATTTCGCGGTCAAATGCCTCCTCTGGGAGATAATCATCTTCCAATCGATCGGTTCCAAGCAGCAGAGCGTACTCACTCTTCTTACCAGTTAATGGAGGTCCTATCGTGCTCTTCCAATTCATGGGGTTAATGAATTTCACCCCCTTTATACCATTGGTTGTCTCATGCTCAGTGAGTGGTTTAGTACCAGCGTACATCTTCCTCTTACAAATTGGGAGAATGTGAGAAAGATAATCCTTCACGGCTTCGTCTAGCAGCTCTCCGGGAAACGGATGGCCAGGCAATGCCATATTGGCGGCACAAACTTGAAAAGCGTGCCACTGTGGAGACATCTTCGGGCCCCGAAAATTGTTCGGGAAGCCCATCCTATCTATGACGTATTCACTAATAAGAGATACTCTAAAGCAAGTCTTGTCGTGAGCCCTGGTACCACTAGCATTGTGCCAGCGCCACTGCCCCTTTGGTGGACAGTAATTTACCCAAGATTTCTCATGAGGATTTGGCTTCTCCACAACAGTAGGGACATTCAAACATTGTTTCTCAAAAACTCCAGATGATCCACTCAACAAAATGCTAGCCTTCTTCGACAGAACCTTGAGAGCATCCTCGTAATCCCGTTGAGTCATTATGCTGCATATTCCGAGAGCAGTGCCATCTTTTCCAGCTGTATGCATTCCTAATATTAAAGCTTGATTATTACTAACCATTGAAGCACCACACAGTCCATTGAAAGTGTGTATAGAGGAATTGCATAGCCAAGAATTGTAGACAATATTGAGCTCAGGTATATTTGCACGCCCATAATCGGCGCTACCTATTGGAAAATTCATTTCATAATCATCCCCTCTATACACTAGAGTGTAATCCACCGCTGATTTCGAAGGGTGGGAGGGAAGCAAAAACTTAGATAAATCCTTCCAAGCATTACCTACTGGGGCATACACGAGAGTCAAATCCGCATTTGGAATCGCAACACTATGTTCCTTGCATAATCGAACTGCAAATCTGTGGCCAGTGTAATCGGTGTCACCATCGATCAAATCACCGACAAGCTCATCATACTTCTCAAATACATGCCCAGGCAAAAGCAAGACGCTCGTAGTCATAAAAAGACCGTTCATCTTGATCTCATTCAGAGGATTATCTGGAGGATACAACTTCACTTTCATAGTGGCTCGTGCTACCAATCTCTTAACTTGAGCTGGAGTACCTGTTTTAGCCAAATCGCCTATTGGCAATGGACTCTTGTCCACCTTGGCCCAAACATTCTTCTCCTTATCACGTTCCTGAATCTCTTGAACAGAGATGGGAGTCAGTGTGCCTTGAGGTTTGAACTCTTGGGCTGCGTACAATCTGTATGCCTTGTAACCCAAAGTTAGAGTAAACATAACACCCCCGACTTTAAGAAAAGTCGTGGTATGTCTGTCTCTCACCGCAGCTAGTGCGGGGGCGATAACCTGCTCCTTTCGGAGTTGTCGCTCCATAACTTTGTAAGTTGCTTTAGCTGAAGTAGCCCAAACACCCAATCCAGCGGTCCAAAATGAACCAATTAAAACGAGATTGTCTCGGAAAGGTCCATATTTGTACCGGGTGCCAAGTGTAAAAGATGTGCATGCAGCTGTAGTGAACCAAAATGTCTTGAAGGCCCACTTATACGCACGCTCTGCCGCCAATCCCTTAATAAATTTCTTCATCCAGGGATGTGACATCCAAGGCGTGGGCACGAACTGCATTATCCGCACAGAATTGAACATACGCTCAGCTTGCATGTAGAGTAACTTACAACCCACTTTCTCTGCCAAAAGATCCATGCCAGTGACAGGCTCAAGGAATTGCTTTTTAAACAAATTTCCTATCATGGTGAGTGTGGTGTAGGTCCGAATACCTAAATGAACGGACATTTGCTTTTCTACATCAAGAAGAAGGCGCTCAACTGGCTCTCCAACAACTTGGAAGGATGCCTCTTTGGCTTTCACCGTGTATTGGTCTTTTTCGAACTCAGAGTATGACTTAGCTTTTGATGTGTCATAATCCGTGTACTGGGGCAACCACAACTCAGAATGTCCCGTCGTCTCGTCATGCGCATCGCACATACCAGCCATCTGGTAGCACCCCGCAATTGGGCACTTTGGAGGGCGAGACTTAGGGCTATTCCTTGCTAACACTTCAGCCTGAGACTTCCTATGACGAGCAAAATCATCAATAAGATACTGTTGCAAGACTCTATAACTAACATTGGCCAACCTGTGGCCCTTGTATGTCACGATTTGGTAATCAGGCAACAAATGCATCTGATGCTCAGGAGGCTGCTTGGGCTCTTCAACAGAAAAAGTCCACAAATCTTCCACGTCGGGCTTGCGCCCGATACTTTGGTAGTATAAGTTGACCTTAGTCTGATCTAAGCCACACACATTACCGTCATCATCCAACTTCTGAAATTGTTCACGAGCGCGGCAAGTTATAGTTTTGAATCGTCTCAAAACAGCAAACGGGCAAGCCGAACTGTGTTCGCATCCTAAGGTTTTGGAATTAGTGGTTATGCCTAGCAGCAACGAGTTAAAAGTGACTTTACCTTTCTTCTCCAACGATGCCATCTCCATAATATAGGGTTGATTATTTACCAATCTAATTATCCAATCAGAAGGTGCGTTAGGCCAAAATTCCTTTTTCGAACTAGCCATATCATCAATCAAACACGCCACATAGGAAGACCTCCATTGCTCTTGGTGCTTAGCTTCAAGGTTAAGTACACCGCACAAGTCGTTTTCTATCTCCAGGTCTTGACTGTAGGCTAGAGCCTTAGTCACATTTTGATATATAGAAGATTTACCTTGGGAACTAGGTCCGTATAGGCAATAAGCATATGGTGCTTCACGCATTCCTGCATCGACTTGCATGGTGGTGTACTCCAGCTCTAAATTAGAAAGCTTGATCAATTTCTCTTCAAACATTCTTTTGGAGTAACCTTTAGCCAATTTGATGGCCTCTTTCATCTTGACTGAACATCTGTTCAAATCTCGACAATATTGAGCTTCAGTTCGCTTTTCTCCTTTCTTTCCAGTAATACGTTCTAAATTGCCATTTCTGACCAAAGACGATTCTTCGAGAATACGAGAATACAATTCATCTAGCTCAATGGCCTCGGTATCATCGCAGATGACCGAAGCCCAAGACCTTTTCTCCATTACTAAACTAATTTTCTCAGCGAAAAACAGAATTCCTTTGAACCCTGCATCGATAACATCAAAAGCCTTGCCATGTACTACCTGCAAGTCGGGTTCCCAAACTTTGAGATCCCGCAAAGTGAAAGTCAAGCGCTCTTGATCAGCGAGACCAAAGACGCAAGCTACACCTAAAAGACGCGAAAAATGGGTGAACAATGGGTTATGCACCACATTGTCCCAGTCGTGCTTCAACTGTTCCAAAAATTCTCGCCATTCAGATGCCACCTTCTGGTAATAATTTGTGACAACAACTTTTTCTGCCTTATCAGCTGGCGTATCTTCATCAGTGAAACCAGATTGGGCTTCGCCAAAGACGGTAGATATAAACTCTTCAGTCAAAAAATCATACACTGTCTTGGTTATGGATGAATCAACGTAATGGGAAAGATACTGCAACACTGCAGCTATGGCTCCAAAGTAATCACTAGAGCTGTTTATGGAAAGAATGAGAAACAAGAACATCTCAATCGTTTTCACGCAGCTGTCGTCAAAAAGCCCTCCTGTTAACTCACCTATATCTTGGGCTGCTTGGTGGACATTAGAAAATATCTTGCGCAGCATGAGTTCAGTTTGGGTCGGTTCGCGATCCACTTTGGAAACGGGCGTACACTCATCTGACTGGTGCTTGCCCTCGACGTAAGGCAATGCCTTGCCTTCGTCGTCAGTCTCGCGATAGTGGCTAGACTGAAAAACTGGCTCTTGGTTGAAGTCTAAGAGCTCAGGGAAAGGTAGAGAAGAATCGTACGCGTGATCGTGTACGATCTCCTGATGAGACAATGATGCCAAAATATTGGCTATGCCTGCAGCCTCGTTGAGACCTGGTTCCGATGTTTCGTCCAACATGCAGTGACCATTAGTGTGGTCAACATGCACTAGTTCGAAATACTCAAGAACTCTCATGGGTACGTCTAGATGGTCTAGACGCAACCTAGGACACGTTTCAACCTTTCCAAATTGAAACGTTCCACGATTTGCAACTAATCCACGGACAATGGCTCTTGCGAACTTGTCCATGCTATAGTTGGCAGACTTAGCGATAAATTTAGCATTCCACTTAAGTCTCTTCGCCTTTGCAGGCGGGCCACCCACCTTGCGTTGTTTCACTGTGGAAACAAGCTTGGGTTTCGTGGGCGACACGACACCATTGACAAATAGCTGTGCTATGTCAATAAATGTCGTCATTGAGACGGACCCTACTTGTCCATCTCTTTGCAAAGAAGTTCCTCGAATATAAAAATTCATCAAACGGAATTTCTTCCACTGGAATTGCTCTTCAGTGGTAGAGGCTCCCAAACCTCTGGGTGCTATAGGATCCTTACAGCGGTTTCCCTCCGCGGTTGGTGTGTTCATAGCAACGTCTTATAATACTGCGTTCGACAAGCACAGTATACCTCCGGGTACGGCACGCTTGATTTATTTTTATTCAAAAATCAAGCAAAAAGAATCCGTTTTGGTTAGAATTACTAAGCATCAGTAAAATTCTAAAATGTGGAGAGCCTATGCTGGCTGAGTTCTGCGACTTCCACTCTTTCGAGTTACAACTTTGGGGTCGTTGCTTGTTCCACCATACCAGGTGCGGCTTATAAGGGGCTTGCTAGGCAACTAAGAATCTCAACGAGGCGGAGTACTTTCTTGACTCACGTCTTACACGTATCTTGATAAATGATGCTTCGGGCCCTCTGTCCGCAGAACTGGCAGGACTACAATTATGAACAGAAGAAATCTGATGGCGTCCTGGGTTCCATCTCTGACTCGTTAGCCCTTTGCATAGGGTGCATATTAGAGAACTTATCTTTCTATTTCTAAACTCAGGCGTGGAACCTAGTGGGGGCAATACTCTGGGACAAAACCTGTGAGCTATTGCAAATTGGTGCGCAGAACTTAACACTGTATAACAGTGAAAGCTTGAGAGCTAGGGGATTATAGCCTCCCCGTACGGTTGTAAAACTTAATCCATTCCGATTTCGGCTATGTACCTACTGGTACGACACATTTCTATAATTTTTATTTGTTTTATATATAATGTACATTTTTAATGCTTGGTTAGCATAGGGAATTAAAACCCAAAACAACGTACTAAAATAACGAAGTACGATCACGAAGTGATTAACCATAGACCCATAAAGGGTACCCAGGCTGGGGCGAAAATGTATGTAATATCAAACTCGAAACTCAAGTGAGTTTCAAAGTCAGACTCAGACTCAAGTGAGTCAAATACATAGTACTCTGTGCATGCG